TTAGATTTTTTTCTAACATCTTTTTTATTTAATCTTTCGAGTATTTTTTTACTAGTTCTACCACCACCTTTTTTCATAAAAGGTTTAGTTATTTTAGAAAAACCTACATATTCAGGTATCATTTGAGCAGTAGCCAGCGTAATTGCTCTATCAGTAACAACGTCATCTCCGCCTTCTTTAAGATGTTGTTCTAAAGAAACGCCTTTGCTATCAGCAATAATTTGATTAGCATCTATAAAGTTTTGACTAGCAAAATCCATAAAAAATCCTGTCATAGCTGTTCCTGCGTTATAAAGAACAGAACCACCTACGTTTAAAACAGAACCAGATATAACTGACAAATAATCACCAAAGCTATCAGCCTCTTTAAAAGTCATAGTTCTAACTGTTTGCTTTTTTTCTTTTTCGTAATCTGCTAAAAAATTCATAAACTCTTCAGTATCAGAAGCCGCGTAACCTTTAAAAAGCTTAGGACGTCTTTCGGCCCATTTTTTCATTCTGTCTTTACCAAATAAGCTTTCATAAAAAACACTACTAGCTATATTTAAAGTAGATTTAGCTCCTTCTTCTTTTCCAAGTCCCCAAAACTCTTTAATATCTCCAACTGTTTCTTTAAGATTTTGCCAGTTGTTTTTTATATTTTCACCCCACTTTAAATCTGGTCTAACAGGAATACCTGGTACTAACACTTGTCTTTGAAACTCTGGATTAAGTATTTCTTCTCCAGTCTTTGGATCTATTATTGTTTCAGGTATATCGCTTATTTGTGGAACAAATTGTGGTTGTTCTTCTAATGTTAATGGTCGTTCTGAACCAGGGTCTACTGTTTGTTTAAGCGCAGAAGCCTTGCTTTTGTTATTAAACAACTTTATAACCGATGCTATCTCGTTTTCAGATCTACCATCGTTAATCATACGTTGTACTAAAGTTTGTAGTTTAGTTGACATAATTTAATTTATTTTAAATCCGTTTCGTGAATATTAGGATACCTTTCTTTCATTTCTTTAAAAGTCAACTCACCTTTTTTATATTTTTTTACATCTGTGTCGTAAACTTTTATATAGTCATCCATAACTTGATTATCTATATTTTGAAAAGAAGTTCGTTTTCTAAAATCTTGCCTTAGTTGTTTTGCTTCTGATTTTACCTTTTCATGTGCGGCATCATACTCTGCTTGAGTTTTAAACGATGGTAAACGCACTTCATTTAAATCGTTATATAAAGAATCAATTTTAGTGTTTATTTCGTCTGCTTCAATTTTATATTTCATTTCGTTTTCTTCAGCTTTAACATTTCTTAAACTATCTAAAACTGAACCACCTGTATCTTTTAGTGGAGATTTAAAAGGAAAACCAGCTTCTTTAGCTGTTTTTATATATCCTTCTTCGTCGTCTGGATAATCAGCACCTTCGTAACCTGGTCTTTCTTCTTCTGCTATATCACTAATGTATCTATCAATATCTCCACCATATTTTTTCATAAGTTCATCAGCTGATAATTCTTTCTTAGGTTCTTCTTCTTTTTTAGGATTTTGCTCATCAAAATAATTTTTACCACCCATGTGAGACTGTGATATTTTTCTAGTAACATAATCTGCTAATATATTAGAATCAGCTTTTATAATTTTTTCTCTATCACTATTACTTAATAAAGCTCTTTCGTCTTCGTTTATAATACCGTCGCCATTTAAATCTATACCTGTAGGATCTATACCTAAACTAGCATAAGATAAATTAGCAAAACCAGGGTGATTTTTAGAAATATCTTCTAGCGGTGTAGTACCTGTACCTGTTATATCGTTTTTGAGTAAAGCGTCTATGTCACCTTTATCTATAAGGGCTTTAACACTACCAAAAACTTCATCTCTTCTAAAAGGCTCGCCTTGTTTACCAATTTCTCTAGCTTGCATAGCTAATTTTGTTATAGCTGTTCTTTCTTTTTCAGGTGCTAAAGCTTTAACACCTAGCTCATTAATACTATCAATAGTCATAGGT